TCCTTCAAGAGCCAAGCCGAGAGGATCCGCTCAGTCACTTCAGGCCCAGCCGCCGCAGCAGGCAAAGAATCAGGAGCAACCGCCAACGCTGTACGCACAGCATGTGGCTGCAGGAGCCAGCCGGCGGCAACGGTGTCGGCGCGGCGCTCGCGTTTGGTGGAGGCGACGTCGTCCATGGGGGAGTGTGAATCGCCGTTGATTGCGTGGGCGAGCTCGTGGGCTATGACGCATCGTCGCTGTCGCCACAGGAGCCCGGGGGCGGTGAGGATGGTCCTGGTTTGCTCGTCCCAGAGGGCTAGTGTGCCGGCTGGTGGTTGAGCTTCGACGATGCGGATACCCAGGGACGCGGCGTGGCGCTCTGGATCGTAGTCGTATGTATTTTTTGAAGTCATGAGTGAATCGGTTTTTTTTGGGGGGGGGGATAGAAGTTATACCAGGGCTGACTAAAGCCCCATCTCTTTCTCATGGGCAGTGTACGCCTTCAGGAAGATAGCCGAGGGGCTCAACCTAAGCGCTTCGCAAATCAGGTCCACCTCATTGGTATTGAGAGGTGACGCATCTTGGTTGATGGTAGTGCTTAAACGAGCCTTACTAATCCCCGTCATATCTTCCAGCATCCGCAAGCTCAGACGTTGCCTCGCAACTTCGGCACGCAATTCCGCGTTAATAAGCTGACTAAAGCGGCTTGCTGGACCCGTGCCTCTACGGTTTCCTTTTACGCTACCCATTCCGAGTCCTCACTAACAACATCGTCCGCAGGGTGTGCCGCCAAAGCATATCCTGCCTGCTTTGCGGCTTCGGCACGCACCAGAATCTGCGCAGCCAGCTGAGCATCAGTAAGGGGAGTTGCCACTTGTTCTCGCATGGCGTTGTATGCTGCAGAGATAATTACCGTCATGTCCACATTGAGTGCGGTGCAGATGGTCATGAGGTCACGAACGGGGAGCGAACCTTCTGACCGATATACGGATCGGCTGAGCTTACTCTTGGAGATGCCAGTTTTTGCGGCGAGAGTCAGTAGGTCTTCACCTCGCCGAACCATCCATACCTTGATTTCACGGTTCACCAAGTTGTTGAAGAGTTCTGCTTTGGATTGCGTGGAGCACATTATGCACCCCAGCTTGAATCGTCGGTAATGACCTTATCTGCAGGGTGTGCGGCGAGGCTGTAGCCTGCCTGGGTTGCCGCCTCAGCACGCGCCAAAATCTGCGCAGCCAACTGAGCATCAGTAAGGGGAGCAGCCACTTGGTCTCGCACGGCGATTTTGCGCTCTGCCCGCTCAATGATCACAGAGAGAGGCTCACCGAGGGCATTCGCCAAGGCTTCCGCTTGGCTTAGCGACAGTGTAGAGGCATTGCGATACATCGTTTTTGAGATCACAGACTGACTCACGCCTGCCTCATCCTGTAGCTGTCTTTGAGAGAAGCCCCGACGTGCTGCGAGCGCTCTCAGCTCCTCGTGAATAGCGGCAATCAGTGAGGTGATTCTAGCTGTAGATTGTTGTCCCATACCTGCTAGGTTACCTCTAGGAAAAAATTTTTACCATAAAAACTTGATTTTGAGTCTAATTGGGGTCATACTGGACACATCACCACAGGAAAGGAAGTGCACATGACCGAGACAGACAAGGCGCTCGCGGCCATCGGATACGCCATGCGTGGGCAGGGAAAAACCCAAGCGGAGCTCTCCGAAAAGCTAGGAAAATCGCAAAAATACGTCAGTCATGTCCTGCGAGGCAAGGCAGGCCTGCGACTATCCGAGCTCGCCATAATCTCCGACTGGCTAGGAGTCCCCGCCCATAGACTCCTGCAGGGTGAGACCACGCCCTAAAATTTTTACCCGTGTGAGTCTAATTAGACTCATTCATAAAAAGGACGCGCAAGATGCTAGCCATCCCTCAAGACCACCTAGCGCTCTGGTCACCTGAAGAGCTCGCTGAGGCTCTCGGAGTGAAAGAGCAGACTCTCGCTGACTGGCGGAACGCCCGCACCGGCCCCGCCTTCATCCGCACCAGCAGGGGCCAGCGTGGCGGCAGGATCTACTACACCAGCCACGCCGTCATGGACTGGCTCCAGTCCCTCCCCGTCACCCACACCACCAACTAAGGAAACACCAATGAATTGGAACGACCCCCGCAGGGCATTGCCAGCAGCTCCGCAGGAGAATCGACCGGACTCAGAAGTCATTAGGGAGCTTCGGCAGGCTATTCGCGACCTCAGCCGAGAGATGGGATTCAGATCCCCCAAAGCGTCAATCACTATGGCCCACGACGGCTACATCAAGGAAGTAACCGTCGAAGGCTTCATAGTCTAACCCGTCAGGAAACACCAATGAACACCCCCGAAACCCAGAGGCCCACCCGCCCGCGGTTCTGCTCCGACGAAGCCATCCAGGAAATGTACAACATCATTGAGGACTTCGCCCTCTACGCAAAAGACCGTGATAGCACCACGGTGCATATCACGGTCAAGGAAGCAATTGCCATCGTAGAGTCGGCGCTCGCACGACGCCGATTCCAGCTCGCCGTCCGCGCGGAACCTAGAAGCCGATTGCCTTACGAGCAGCAGCCCAGGCAAGAGTCCTAGCATTCTCGGAAACCTGCAGCCAGTCCCATGCACGGCGGTAGAACTCCTTCGCTTCGGAGTCTGTGGTGCGGTTAGACACTGCATCGACTAAAACAGTGAATTCCATATATGCGTTGTACAAGCTGAAGCTACCGCTCAGCTCATCGGAGAAAGCGGCCTCTACACGGCGCATAACTTCGTGGATGTACGCACGGAAAGAACTGCTCAGTCCCTGGTCGTCTGCAACGTAATCCGCGACCTCGCGAACCTTGGAAGCCATCTCCTCACGCTGGGAGTTGAGCCAATCAAGCATCCCAGGTTCAGTGGAGCTAGCGAATGCATCAAAGGTACCCGCCAAAGCAGACAGCATGTCCAGCTCGTAGCTCTCTAACTGGAAGGAATAGTCCCACCCGTGGGGGTACTGGAAAATCGCTTGAGCCCACCGGGCGTAATACTTCGAGGCCCACGACAAATTATGTTTGGGGCGCTCAACTTCCACGACCTTCACAAGACGCTGGATATCACGCAGCAGAAGCGCCGCATGCAAAGCCTGCGAGATTTCCTCCTCAGTATCCAAAGGGCGTGCATAACGTGCAGTAGCAGAGGGCTGCGACCAGCTCTCAAACACGCGAAGCAGCTCACGAGCAGGGTTAGCAAGCATGAGAGAACTCCTCACATATTGACTATCAGGTTCATCAACCAACCATACCAACTAAGGAAGCACCAATGAACGAGAAATACCAAACCCCCGCCGAAGCGCTCGCCACAGAGCACGCCCGAACCCTCTGGTGGGCACGGCACCTCACAGCCCACAACCGAGACCCGCGCCTTCGCGGCAAGAAGGCTCCCGCACTTCACTGCGGGGCATGCCAGGAAGTCTACGCCGAGTTGGAGCCCGGCAACATCGCCAGCACTATGGGCACTGCCGCAGCCGAACACGTCAAGACGGCACACCCCGACTTCTGGGTAGAGCTCATTGCTCACGCGAACAAGTGCCTGGATGCCGCCCGCATCTGCTGGGACCGCAGGAACAACCTTCGACCTGACCTGCGACCCACCCTGCACGAAAACGAGCTGTTCAAGAACCGCGTGAACATCCACGTCCCATGCCCGATTGACTGCGGCGTCACCTTGCATGACGCACTCACCGCCGACCAGATCAAGGACTGGGACACGCTCCAGTTCTCAGATGAAGCGGTAGAGCACTGCATCACCCGCCTCGCGGAGCACCTGATGCGTCACCGCCGCAGCCAAATCGCACAGCTCCTCTAGCAGCAAAGGTGAACCCCAATGAATACTGACCAGCTCCAGGCCATCTTCTACATAACAGGCACCATACTCAGCATCGCCTGCGCAATCGGTGCCGCCATTATCTGCTTCACCGTCATCAAGCTGTCGAAAGCTGAGCATGCACTGGAAGCAGAAAAGATCAAACTTCGAAAAGCTGAACTAACGCTGAGGCGGAGCAGGAATCGGGATAGGGACAGGGACAACGTCATCACGCCCACTGATCCGGAGCTCTAGGTTCGACGGCAACGGCATACCCAGAGCACCAGAAAAGCTAACGCGAAGAGACTCCCCAGGACGGAACGTCTGCCGAATCTCGGGGCAATGGAAGAACTCAGAATAGTTCGCCACTTCAAGAACCTCAACCGGTTTATTGGTGACGTTGTGAAGCAGATAGATATTGCCGAACAAAGACTCCAACTTGAAAACAGGCTTCCACAGGTGAGACGCAATCTCGGCCTGAGACTCGGACTGCTTCTGATGTTCAGTAACGATTTGCTCCATCTGCTTGAGTGACTTCTCCGCTTGCTGGGCACGCTCCTCCGCAGCCATCGCAGAACGAACCGCGGCATCACGCATCTCTAGCGCCGCCTGATGCGCCGCCTCTGCCTTATCCTTCGCCTTCTTCGACCCGTGGGCATGAAACCACGCCAACAACGAGAAGACAAAGGACGAGGCCGCCGCAAACACCGAAACCCAGAAAGAAAGATTTGAAAGCAATTGTGAATCCATACCAGACATCCTAACCAGCAAACCCAAAACCACCCAGTAAAGGACACACCATGACCACCCCCAAGACCAAGCGCGACCGCGCAGCAGGACGCGCCCACCGCCACACCGCCATCCAGACAATCATCGACAACCACGACCAGGTCCGCGCCGACATCGACAGCCTCGACAACAGCATCGGGTGCCTCCAGGACGAAGTCTGCGAGAGCCGCCGCCTCATCGACCACATCAATGGCCGCACCGACCAGCACGCGAAGGATGTGAACGCAAACGTCGGATTCGCAATGCAATGCATCGTCGAGAACGAACGCAAGCTCACCGAGACCGAGTGCGCTGTTGGAATCCTGCAAGGCGCCGGCAAGGACCAGCGCAAGGCGCTCGCCCAGCTCGACCGCTACACCAAGCGCCTGCACGCCAAGCAGACGAACCTGAACCAAGACCTAACCCTAGTTCGTGCCGACCTCCGCGCCGACCTCGCAGAGATGGAAAAGAAGTTCATCACCCTCGCCTGGATCAACCTCGGAATCTGGCTCGCCGCAGCACTCACCATCCTTATCCTCCTCCTCATCTAGCCCAAGGACACACCACCATGACCACCGACCGCACTATCCGCACCGCAAAAGCCCTCGTCTGGGCTTGCGCTCTCACCTTCATAATCCTCGTTGGAATCGGCACCGCACAGCCCACAATCACCTTCCGAGCAATCATCTTCGCGATTGCACTGCTTCCCGCCTCCGCCGCAATCCTCATCGGCTCATTCATCAACGACCACAACCACGGAGAGTTCAATGGCTAACTCACCCCTCAGTGACCTGCCCACCCTCACCGAATGGTTGAAAGCGCACCCCGGTGAGCATCTGCTCCCCGCCGCAACCGTCGCGCGTGAAGCAGGCATCAAAGAAACCACGCTACGAGCCTACGCTGGCGACTCCATCAAAGCCGCCGTCACAGCCCGGCTCCGCCCTGTAGCTAAAGGCGACTTCAACGGGCACTACTGGTACCGCCCCGAAGACGTCGAGGCATGGCTAGAGAAACGCGCAGCCTCCAAGCAGCTCTGCCGCCGCCACATGCAAGCAATCCACTGGCGCAAGAAACGCCTACCCACCCAAGGAAACACCACCCATGAACACCAAGATTGACCTGCCCCACAAGACCATGTTCGAGGCATGTAACCCCGGCACCAAGCTTGTCTCTGAAAGCCAGGTCGCCGCAGCTGCCGGTATCAAGGTCAGTACTGTCCGCACCTACTCAGGCGCTGCCGTCCGCGCCGCCGGCATCCGCCTCCGACCCGCAGCCAAAGACGACGACGGACGCTACTGGTACAAGACCTCAGACGTCGAAGTCTGGCAACGAAACCGCGCCGCCGGCAAAGCCCGCTACCGCGCAATGATGACAACCTCCATCAACATCTAAACCCCAAAGCTTCCCCCGCCGCCGTCCCTTTCCTACAGTAGCCACACCGGCGGCGGGGGACCCCAAACACCACACCCCAAGGAAACACCACCATGGCAAGCCACAAAATCGCAATCGAATTCGTCCACGGCACCGCCGCCGGCGAAAAAGACATCATCCACACCTACGCCGACTGGGACGGCCGCCGCGGAGAGCCCACCCGCACCAAAGCCATCATCGACGCAGTCGCCGCCGCAATCGCCCCCCGCGCCTGCAGCACCTTCGACGTACACCCCGGCGGAGACGTCTACCTCTACACCGGAGGCTACCCCCGCCGAACGATGCTCTGGGCAACCTACACCATCATCAGCTAAGGCTAAGGAAGAAACACCGATGCAAGAACACCAGGAACACGAAGGCTTCCCCTTCACCGTCGAAGTCCTACAGCTCACCAGGGACGGGGAAATCGTAGGCAGATGCTTCCGCATCACATGCGGCACCTGCAAGCAGAGAAAAACCAAAGCCGTTGAATCACTCAACTCCCTGGTCCTCCAAGACGCATTTGAAGAGCTCTGCGAAGAAGCCAAGCTCCACGCCAACTCCCACGACGACACCAACTACGCCGAATAAGCCCCCACACCCCAAGGACACACCATGAACCGCTACCACCCGATCGCAGCACCAGACACCGACCTCACCATCAACGGCACCCCCATCCGCCACATCTACGACGCAGACCGCATCTGGGTCCACAACACCGACCTCGCAGAAGCAATCGGGGCACTCGCCAAAGGCAGCCTCCTCACCGGCGTCTCCGCCAAATGGAAGTGCAAATGGCGCGAAGACCTCGGCGGCGGCAAAGCAACCCGCGCCGTAACCTACCTGGTCGCTGAAGGACTCCTGCAACGCTCTATGAGCATGAAGCGAGACAGCGAAAGCTACCCCCGCCTCCGCGAAGCAATCAACCAGATTCGCGAGCTGGAGGCATCCCGCCGAAGCCAACACGCCGAAGCACTCACCGCCACCGCAGACGCCTCAGCAACCAAGGAAGAACCGACGCTCCCTATGACGCTCACCGAGCCGCCGGCGCTCACCGCTGAAGCTGCTGAATCGCCGCAGGAATCAGCAGAGGTACTCGGTCGCGTCGAAGAGGCGAAGAAGAGCCTCGCCCCGTTCACCCCCGCCGCACTGCGCAACGCAAACCTCGGTAAGCGCCAGCGTCAGATACGCGAGCGCATGTCCCAAATCCAGCATCTGCTCGACCTCATGGCTGAGGATTTGGTGGATGCCGCCATTGAGAAAGACATCACTCTTTAGCAGGTTTCTGCTGATTTTGACCAAGTTGTAGAGAAAAATGTTCTACACTGCTACCACCGCAAGGAGCCCCCCTCATGCCTTGGCTGAAAGTATCTGATACAGCCGCTCAGCATCGCATTGTGTGGCGAGCGCTGGAGATTCCTGGCGCGAGCATGCAGTCTATGTGGTCGTTGTTTGGTCAGGTGCTTGCTTTGGCTGTTGAGGCGGCGGCGTTCAAGACTGACTATGTTGTTGAGCGCGGCTCTATTCTGAAGTTCACCGGTACTCCGGATGCTGCACAGAAGTTCATCGCTGATGCGACGTTCTGTGGGTACCTTACCGGTGAGGTGCCGCTGGATGATGGGCGTATCGCCTATCGTTTGGTGGAGGATCAAGACTTGTTCCATATGCGTCTACGAGAGGAGATTGATTGGGAAAACAGGCGGCGTAACGACACCCGAAAAACTTCGTTGATTGTGCCTATTCGTGCTCGCGACGGCGATGCATGTCGTTGGTGCGGTCACGTCGTTTGGTGGGGGGACCGGAAGGGCGGCCGTGGCGCGACCTATGACCATTTGAATCCTGGAGTTCCTGCAGAGACTCCGGAGGATATGGTCGTTGCGTGTCGAAGCTGCAACTCGTCCCGCAAGGACAATGCCGGTTGGGCGGTAGATCTTCTACCTGCCCCGAAGACGCCGTATTTTAGTGCAAAGAGCGCGGCTTGGCTGACTGAGAATGGGGTGCCGACTAAGGCATCTGCTCCGTCAGATAAGCCGGTTGGTAGGTCGGTCGTGGCCGCTTCGCAGGTAAGCGAGTTCTCCCGGAACCAAATCCAGAACCAGGGCACTGGGGATGGTGATGGGTCGCTGGTG